ACATTAGATGCAGTAAACGCTACTGGATTCCCAGTAGTAGTAATAGCAAAGACATTCCCCGCAGAACAGTCTATCACAGGACTTGCATCTGTTATGTCTACTTGGCTTTCGTTCAAACCACCGTTTACCGTAGCAGTGCCAGAAAACGTAGCGGATTGATCCGTCCCAATAGTGACCGCTGTTGTTGTGCCGTTTGTCCGAAGCACCAGTGTTCCGTCCGTATTGCCCTCATTAACAAGTGCGGTTCCTACTGTTGTGCCTGCAGAAATATTACTCATGGCTATCTCCTTATATGACAACCCAGCGTTGACCACTGGAGATCGTAATTGTTACGCCGTCTGCCACACTCACTGGACCCACTGAGAATCCGTTGGTTCCCGCCCCGAAGGTATAGCTCTCTGTTGCTGTTGTGTCGTTAACGATGATCGCACCGCCACCTTCACCTTGACCCGCAATCGCACCCCAAGAACCTGCGGCGTATCCCTCAAACTGACCATCATCAGTGTTGTATCGGATCATACCGTTTACAGGGGTGGGTCGGTCACCTGTTACACCAGATGGCATAATCATCGCGCTTGTAGCAGTTGCCGTGCTAATGTAGTTTGTCCCGTCACCTACGAACGCATGTCCCTCTGTGGGGTTGAGGCCAGAGATGTCTGTCAGGTTTTGATTTAAATCCTGAAAGTTAAATGTACTTGTCAGGTCCACCACGTTTGCAACTGCACCGCCACCGTTTGCGTACACAATGGCAGACTTACCGTCAGAGATAGATACAGTAGAACCACCACCCTGATACATCGTTACGGTTTGACCAGAGTTGTTCTTTATAAAGTAAATCTTCTCTTGATCGTTAGGTGTGATATTAACCTGTGTTGCACCGCTTGGTGTTCCGCCAAAGATTAACGCACGGTACTGACCATCAGAAAGCGCACCGTCTGATGTGGTAAGGTCATATCCTGCAGGTGGAGGAGTTGTAGGGAGCGTAATCTCACCCACACCGCTTGTAAGGCGGTCAATGATCTGAAGGTTAATATTTGTGGTATCGCCCCATGTACCCGACTGTTCGCCAGTTCCTATGAGTTCTATACCGCTATTAAGTGTATATGTACTGGGCATGAAGCAGAATCTCCGTTACGGTCTTATCTCAGTATACTCATTTGTGGTATTTGGAGCAACACGTATCCATGTGTTGTCCACATCAGGGATTATGCGTCCCCAAACTTTTGCGCCTCTGAACGAAACGATACCTGTCGCCTCTACGCCAGTGACGTAAACGTCAACACCAGTGCCGGGGTATACATCGACACCAGTTACTTGACCTACAGCCTCTACTCCCTCTACTTCGGCTTTAGTTGTTGGTCGGGCTTCCGCAGTTCCTACTGCGGTCACACCTTCCATATTTGTTAGAATCTGGACACCCCAAGCCCCTAGACTCCAACCTTCTCGACCCCATCCTGCAGCGTCAATTGTGGTAACGAAGACCTGAGCGTCTTGTTGTGCTGCGCTCTGCGAGAACGCGGATGCTGCAAATGCTTCGTTACCTAACATGTTTTACGCCTGTGATTCAGACCATGATATACGCCCTGATACAATCAATGGGTTAGTTGCGCTTACGGTTGACGGGTCTTCGTTCAATGTTGCAACAACTGTTAGAACGTCTGGACCATCTGGGAATACACCATCTCCACCAAGGATTGAGTTACCAAGTGTAGCCAACTCGTTAAGGTTTTCAGTGGTTAGAACTGGAGTACGGTCTGTTGTACCTGTACCCCCCGCTGCCTCAAAGTTGTAAACTGGCTGACCATCTTCAATTGTGTCTGTATTGTCATGCAGGATCAATTGGCTCAAACTTGGGTTTGTAACACGTTGCCATGCGTTTGAAGATAGAGACCCATTAACGATCAATCTAACTGTAACTGCGTGTGTCGAAACAACCGCAACTTGGTTAAGAATTAACTGCATACGGTTAACGATTTCACGTTCACCCAAGAAGCCCGGAGAACTTGTGTCCACAGACGGAGCTAGTCGGATACTAATCAACGGAACATCTTTAGTTACGTTAACCGCGCCACCAACCTGACCAATTGTATATGTGCTGTTGCTTCCAGAAGTAGCTGTTGGCGGCTTATCAATTAGGAGCAAACTACGTGTAGCACCACCATATGGGAATGATGTAGATGTATACACATACTCAGATGGAATATACGGCTGATAAGGGGATATTTGATTAGAAGCCGGGTTAGCTAGTGTTGCACCTGCTGGAATACCCGCTCCGCTAATCACTGTACCTGCAGCGGCAGACGCAAGCTGACTGTCTGGAGATGCTAGTAGTAGACCATACCCTACCGTAACAAAGTTACGACCAAGATAATCATAATAAGGCGTTAGAGATTCTACACGCGCAGATGTCGTAAATGAATCAGCACCCGTCAAAGTTACGTTATTTGATGAAGCGTTAAAGATGTACGCCTTATCAGGGTCAAACTTACCATCCATGATAACAGACGTACCCCAGTGCGCGAGAGCAGGTACATATGTTGGCTCGCCTATGTTTTCTATTTCGTAACGAGCAGGCATGTTACCAGAGCGCATAAATGCCTCTGTTTTAAAGTTACCATGTACAAACTCATGGACATACTTCACATCACCATGCTGATCTTTGAATCCAAAGCGAACTTTACCAGCACCGTACCAAGAGTAATCCATGTAGGCCATTTGGATTTTATGGATATCTAACTTAAACCCTGTGTAGCCTTTTCCATCACAGGTGTCTAAGTTCCATTGGCTTTGAGGAACACGAGTTACCTCAATCTTTGTGATAATCGCATTTGAAATAGACTTACCACGATAAGATGGAGAGACATACATCTCAGTATCAGACGCAATTCGTGTAATTCGATACATCTGCCCTTTAATGACAATATCTTCACCCTCAGAAAGTTGAGTCTGATACTTAGTATTTGTTCCTAAAACTTGACCGGATCGGAAGACTAGCTGGTTGTAACCACTAATCTGCTGTGTCGAACTCTTACGGCAGCAATAAAGTATTTGCCCATCGTATTCAAAGAATAGACCGTTCTGGTTATCAAACAATCCACATCTTAGGCTACTGTTGGCCCAACTATTTACATAAAACTCCGTAATACCTGAAGCGTTACCATCTGATGGCGTACCATCAAGAGTAATAGTAAATGTGTATTCATCAGGAACTGTGTCTACAGTAAACGAACCATTCCAAAGAACCTTACGGTTATTATCTGAATCAACAAGTGTCGGAGCATCGAAGCCCATACCTGAATGGTTCTCGCAGTATGTATAGAGAGTAGGAGCATCAGTCGCTACAACAATTTGCGTATATCCATCTACCCCCGGTGTTCCGCCTGTTGTGACTCCTGTTGTATACTCTACACCACCACCGTGCGTCCCATCTTCTGTTGTAGAAAAACGAAGTGGATGAACTTGACCTGTGAATCCGCCGCTGCCATTCGATACATCAGATTGGTCAAATCGATACGTGCGACCCTCATACAGGGTCAAGGATTCAACCCGATCCCCATCTACCGCAAAGTAGTTTGTCTCAGTTTCAGGGTCTTGTCTTACAGTAATAGAGATGGTTTCCGTACCAATAAGGTCTGCTGTGTTTGTGGCCCCAGAGATAGTAATTGGTAGCCCGACAGACAGTCTATGCGGATATCTAGTTACAATAGTACCTGTCGTACCACTTGCGGAATATACGTCTGTCTGCGTTGAAGGACTAAAGTTAACAGCGTAGCTAACCTGTATACCTTTACCAGACTGATAGCGGAAATACTTCCGCGTCTGGCGAATCATTTTAGAATCTGGGTTTGTAGGTGGAATAAGTTCTACACCACCATCATATGGACGGTGCAAGGCAAACCCATCAGGTCTCAGAAGGACACGAGTTCTTTGAAGATATTTAATATCTGCTTGACTTTCAGCATCTAAATCTTCTGCAAGAGAAAGAACGTTTTGACTGTTTACAAACGCAATCTCTTTAGAGGAGATGTCACCAGTGTTAATCCAAACATTAACATCTGCACTTGTACCTGCTCCAGTAAGTTGAACGCGATTTGTGTCTGCCACAGCATCAGCACGAGTGAGATAAACACTAAACTGAGTTCCATTAAGAACACGAATGAAATACAGGTAGTTAGGATCAATACCCGGTGGCATTAAGCTATCTGTTGTAAAGTATGCTGCCTCACCTGTTGTAAGTGTGCTTGTGTCAGCAATGACAAAGTAATCTAAAGTACTGTAATTTGTAATGTCATGTTTTTCAGTACCCGCTATGTTGATGTCAATGCTGTCACCGCGAGTGAAGTAGGATGTAAAGTCCGTATCAACACCAGTAATTGTACGTGACCCACCCGTGTACGAGATAGTGCCTGAAGCTAAAACCTCGCCAATCATACTTTGCGGTTCAAACGACAATGTACCTGTAAATGGAGCGGTGTTACCTGCTTCGGTGAGAGTAATTTGAGTTCCACTTTCCGCATTAGATTGTGAAGAGGCTAACTGAAAGAAGTCTTTGTTCTTTTGAATAGCATAGTATGTTGTTCCACTGGTCAGGCCGGATACGTTAACATTACCAGCTTCTGTATATACAACAGCGTCACCCGTAACTAAACCGTGATCATTAATTCTAAACCCGTCAAGATCAGGGTTGAACGCATTTTGTGCAATTGAACTAATTGTACGGTACTGCACTTGAGACGAAGAAGATAACTCAAAAGACAAGCCGTCTGTAGCAGTAGAAGTAATCTCATAGTTACCATCCGCAGCGCCAACAAAGTCAGCCTCTAATGTGTGTGTTTCATCTGTTGGAGATGATGTAAGATCAATAATGTTAGTTTTTGTGAAGAACGTTTGGTAGTTGGCGATAGTATAATCATAGATATCTATTTCATCAGTACCAGCTAGTGCATCGGCTTTGCTGTAATACAACTTAAAGCTCAACGACGATATACTTCCAACCCAATATACGGTGTCGTCTGATAATCCCGGCAAAGAGGCTGAAGCGTTTGTCGTGTACTTAACAGCATCTCCATTCACAAATGGCATTGTTTGCCCAAACGCTGTTAAAGTGTTTGTTGTTGGATTAACGTAACTGGAGTTTCCTTCGTATATAAACACACTGTCCGCAGTTAAAGCGTTTGGTGTTGTTGAGATTTGGAAAGTATCTTCTTCCGTATTCTTATTAGCAACGTAGTAATCCGTTCCACTAACAAGCCCACCAATAGCAGTGCCACCACCGGGTACTGTGTAAGTAATTTTGTCGCTGTTAAGAAGCGTGTTACCCGCTACTTTTAAGGAGTTCGCCGTTGTTTTTGGGAGAATCGCTGTAAATCTGTATTCAAGGTCAGATGTACCTGCAGTTGAAAATGCAACTGCAGCGTTTGATCCTGTAGATTCTCTTAGGGCTATTCTGTCATCGCTAACCTTTTCAACGCGATAAACGCCGCCATCAGTAATCTCAGGAGGCAGAGTACCCTCAACAGCATTAATCTGAACGTGATCATAGGTGCTTAAACCATGATTCGGCATGTAAAGAGTGGAACGCCCGCCATCAACATTATAATTCCATCTAATAAATGCACCATCATTAGAGTATGATGTGCTACTACTTTGGTAAGAACCACTCGCAACCATCCGCACATAGTCATTATAAGTAGTCGAGGTACTGTAGTATCTAACATACCAACCAAAATCACCATTTGTAGGTGTCGAAATGACAGGATTAGAATTAACGTAATAATTACTACTAACTAATGGATGTGTACTTGTTACAAGTCCATTTGAGCTATTACATAAAGGAATCCACCAAATATATGCCGCAGATGTACCACCTGTACCATATCTAAATTCTTCATACGCACGAGCATAGCTGTAACTTGGATTATTATACCAACTAGAAGAGTACTGAAGTTGCCAACCACTAATGCCATAACTTGAGTTATAATAAGTTAAACCATACCCGCCGATAAACGCGCTCTTAACAACACCGCCGCTTGTGCCGGGGCCATAAATCTGAACCCTTCTAGTTGAAGAAGATGAGAACAGATACTGCAGACGAATAGTTGTAGAGTTGATATAATAGACAATATAAGCGTTTCCATAAGCTAATCCTGAAATAGGTGTATTGCCTGAAGTGGTGTCTCCAACATAGTATACAATGTCATAACTATTAAACGGATGAGCAGTTGGGAATGTAATGTAATCAGAGCTAGTATTAATACTTAACTCATCCTCTGAGAACCACATACCCTTGTTGTAGCCATTACCTCTTGTATTTCTAAAACGAAAAGGCTGAACTCCACCTAAGTGCCAGTTGTCATATACACCTGTACCCTCACCTGTGGCGGTTGCACTGACGTAATCCTGCTGCTTGTTGATGACGTTATCAATATCAACAAGGTTTGTGTTCACATCTAGCGTAGATTTGGCAAAGGTATTAGCTACAGCGACTTTAGTTCCGGGGGTGAACTTTGTCGGATATTCTGTGTTTACTGTTAGAGTACTAGGGTCAACTTCGTTGCTAGTCATACCAGCGACGTTCGTTAACTTAAACTCCGTGCCTTCGTAGATAGAAGCGATAAACAACTCTGTGTATGTATCATAAATACTGCCGCTAGAGCTTATCGAACCCTTGGCTTCATAAGTAAACTCAGTATCACTAAGAATACTTTTGATGATAAAACCACCATCAGCAAGAATCGTCTGCGTACCTTTCACAATAATCGGCGTACCGCGAAGAAGTTCGTGTGGAGTTGCTGTTGTAACAAGGATGCTTGAGCTACCCGATGTTGTCTCAATACTTGTAACATCCAATGCAGCATCACCTGAACGGCTAAAGAATGTAGGGATGTTGTTTGTAAGCTCTAGCGTTTCCCATTTTGTAGACTGAAGGCCGTATTCAAAGTCTGTATCAATCAAGTTTTCTGGATTTGAAACACGCAGCTTGGAAACTGGGTCCGCATATGTCTCTGCAGGTTCAAACTTAGTTGCGCCTTGATCTACAAAAATTTGCAACTGATCCGTATCCGACATTGCCGTTGTATCGAAGGACAGTGTCAGAGTAGTTGTGTAGTTTGTGTAGTTAAACTGAATGTTTGAGATATTCAGGCTGTCATCAAACGCACTGTATATGATCTGGCTTGATGTAGTATTGTTGATGATCAGTATCGTCTTTTGCTGATAAATACCATCAAGCTCAACAGTTCTTGCTGATGCATCGAACGTGTAATCAAAAACCAAAACCTTAGACATTACAGTTTCCTATCCTAGAGCTATAGCGTAAGCGATTGCATCATCGCTCGACGCAGCCTTTGACGCTGGCATGGTAACAAACACATCTTTGCTACCCGCTATAAAATTAACCAGATTTCCCGAACTGGTACTAGAAAGCACGTTTGTTCTCTCTAGCGTGTTGGTTGCAGAGTAAGTTCCCTGACCAACCTCAAACTCACCTGTGCCTGCAATAATGCAGTAGAAGGTCTGATCGCCTACAGAAAAGACACTATCAAAGGTTCTGTATCCAGTGGGGGAACCCTCTAGAGTAAAGTCACCAGACCCTGTTGACGTGCTTGTTTCTTTTATACGATCAAAGACCTTTGCCATTATGCAATCCTAATTAGAGCGTTTGTTGCATCCGCAGTTGGGAAAACAATCTGGAAGTCGCCAGATGTAGAACCCTTATCGGTGCCAAAGTCCAACACAACAACTGCCGCGTCTTCTGCAATAACGCCCGGAGTAGCAACTGTATCATCGTTGTAGATAAGTGCGCCACGAGCAGTGATTGTTGTAGATGTGAACGTGATGTCGTTGAAGTCAGTAAACGCCGTTGTACCACCGCTTGAGGGGTCCACACGACCTAACGTGTTTGCTGCAGGGTATGTACCCGATGTAGGCACTTCGTTCGCTGCAGATGAAGAATAGTTTGTGATGGTTTCGTCCATGTCTGTAGACGTACCGCCAAGGTTGTCGTTACCAGCTTGAGCATTGGTAAACAAAGCAATCTTAAAGGTGTTACCACCAGAGTTCAAAAAGTTGTGTGCGCCCTGCATAAGTTCTTTCTTAAACGAGGTACACATAAAGTTCCCATTAAACGCCATGTTAAAGTCTCCTTATGAGTTCAGCCAGTTCGGGATGTCCGGCATCTTTGATTGCATTATACACAGTTGTGCGGTCACTGCGAATAGCTTCTTTCATGTAGTGAGCAATTACACCCTGCATCTGGTTTTTATACGCTATTGCTTGGTCACGTATAGCTGGCGGGGCATCCTTAGACACTGCCATAATCTTATCCGCACAAGTCTCAGCAACCTCTTCAGGCGTAAAGCCTCTATTATCAGTGGTCTTCACACTAACAATCTGCTCATACCGTGGGATTTCCATTTTAGTGTGAAACATCTACATCTCCAGCCGAGGCTGATCATTGCGATAGTCGTCGCGCTTCAGCCTACCTTCCCCAAGAACCATCAGCTTCTGCATAGCAGAATCAAACCTTTGTTGATACTGTTGCATTACATCAGGTTCACCTTTCATAAATATGTACGCTTGTACAAGGCTACCGTACAACAGAGCCTCTTCTGCATTATCACCAAGCCACGATGTGCTGGATTCCACAATGGAAGGCGGATCGAAGTAATAGTGCAATTGAACTTCATAAGCCGCGTCTGGCGTTGGACCCAGTATAAAGTGACCTGCAGAGTTGTCTGACTCTATATCGCCATCAAACTCAGCGTAGTATTTTGGTAGTGCTGCAGTGGCGCGGTTAGGGTATGCCTCACGTATGAAGTTTACATCCTTTGGCAGTAAATAGTGATAATCGCCGTCTGTGTTTATTACGGCGAAAGAAAACGGTGCCAAGAAGTCAGATGGCCTAGACAGGAATCTATTGTTCGCATCACAAGTTGTTGTGGCGTTCTTTCTTAGTTCAGGCACAAGAACTGTACGATGTATAGATTCTTCTGTTTGGCGTACAAATACAGGAATATTGCTAACGAAAGTTGTTTCGTCATTCTCTGTATAATCTTGTATTGCCTGTACTAACTCAGAATAGTTCATTTGAACTTATCCCATTCTATAGTTGCCACCACGAGTTGCTGCGCCCATACCACGGCACTTGCCACCCATCTTCATGGCAACAGGTTTTTTCATCTTACCGCCACCCATTTTTTTCTTGGCTTTGCCGCCATAACTTTTTTTGTCAAGCATCTCTTGCTCTTCTTTTTCCGCTCGTGGAGAGACATCCTCAAATTTTAAGCGGTTCTTACCTTTGCCAAGTCTTTTCTTTGGGCCAGCCATGTTACGATCCTTCCGTTGTGTTGACGGTAACTCTTCCAACAGAGCCTACCATAGATTGCGCTGGATTCCCAACAGGATTCCAACCAAACAGACCCCTACTAGCCTTCTGAGAGGTATCAGGTCTTGGATTTCGAAGTGATTGAGGGTCAAATATCTTTACTCGCCCAAGAAAATTTTGAGGCTGATCTGGGTCGGCAACGTCTTTACCAACCAAGAATCCAGTCTTGATGCCGTTATTGTACTCATAGACAAGGTCTTTCAGAGGGTAACGAAACCCTGTCTTGTCACAGAAACCAAATGCGTATTTACCTTTTGCGTAACTCATCCGCCACCCATCACAAATGTATCATACGGCACAAACTTGATTGATGCTGTCTCTTCATCTTCACCAGACGCAAGCTGGAACTGAAACTCGTATTCCTGCTTGAGAGCCTGCGCACGTCCTGCAGCCTCTGGTTTTTTCATAGATAAGTAATATGCCAATCCAGAAACCAGAGCTGGAACAAAACGAGGCGGCACATTAGCCACATCTCCACCAATCCCAGCAGACAAACCATCAATACCTTTTAGTCTAAAGTATGACAAAGTGTATGTTGTATTAGCGTCGGGAACAGGCCACAGAGTTACTTTGACTTCCGTTGGGAGCCTTTGGACGTAGATTTGGGTCGGCCTACCTTGCGTGTTTTTGTTTGTTTGCTGCGCGTAGGTTGCGACACTGATCCTTTCGAGCGCGGTGTCGGTTTGGTTTTCACCTGTGCCTGTACGGACTTGGTGTTCGATGAGGTCAATCGTGTCCGAAGGTAATGTATAAGTTGCTGTGCCAGACGTAATGGATAACGTACCAGCTTCAATGGTAAAGAGATTAAGCCCACGGTTTTGCCACTCCAATGTTAAAAGGTTAAGGCTCCTACGAGCCGTTTTAAGGTCATAGCCAGAGCGCATCTCAAGACCCGCCCGTTCATAGGCTTCCTCGAAAAGTTCTGGTAGGTCTGGTGTTACTACTGCCATGATCTTGTCCTATGTAACTACACT